TTGGTTATAAACCTTTTACAATTCAGCTTTTATACGGAAGCAGTGGCTATAAACAACCTGTAACTTTAGGTGTAGATTTAGGCTCTAAACACAAAAGAACCAAATCGAACTCAAAAAAGAAACAGTAAAAACACTAAATATAGAAATGGTTTTTATCTTAATGACAAAGTGAAGGTATTTGGTAAAGTTGGTTTTATAACAGGCTTTACTAATGGTGGTGCATATATACAAGATATAGAAGGTAATTATATCACTATACCAAACAAATCATATAAACAAGTTAGTTTTAAGCATATAGAGTTTATAAATCATAACAATAATTGGCAATTCATCTCCCACTTGTAGAAGATGGGAGACTTCTTGCCAAGTTAGTTTAAGGAGGTGAACATCATAACTGAAAAAAATCAAGTCGTTGAACAAAAACAAGAAACAAAAAAATATTATAAACTAGATTTTTCTCAATTGGCAAGATTAATAATGTCTGATTTAGATTCTATGAAAACAAGCAGCATATTTTTTAAAAGCTTTCCTAAAGAAAGAGTAGTTGAAGCATTGCAAAATCCACAAAAAAATGAAAAAACATTAAGAAATCTATCTAATTTCTTATATATATTAAGTCCACATTATAGAAGGTTGTGCAATTATCATGCAGAAATTCCAACTTTAGACTGGTATATTGAACCGTATAAACTTGATATTTCTAAAGTAAATGTAAAACAATTTAAGAAAGCATATAATGAAACTTTATTTGAATTAGACAATATGAATATCAAACACGAAATGTTGAAATGTTTACAAATTGCATTTAGGGAAGGTGTTTTTTACGGTTATGAGTATAGCACAGATGATTCTTATTTTATACAAAAATTAGACCCTGATTATTGTAAAATATCTGGAATAGAAGATGGTGTTTTTACTTTTAAATTTAATTTTCAGTATTTCGAGAGAGATGAAAGCATATTAGATAATTATGCAACTGAATTTAGAACTATGTATAATAAATATAAAAATTCAAGGAAATCAAGAAAAGCTGGTAAGACAGAAGATTTACAGTGGCAAGAATTAAATTCAGAACGCTCAATATGTATAAAAACAGATGAAACAATACTGTTTCCATTTCCTCCATTTGTTGGTGTATTACAAGATGTATACGACATACAAGATTATAAAGCACTAAAAAAGGCAAATAGTGAGATGCAGAATTACGCAATTATTAGTGGGACTATACCTATTAATGATAAAAGTGATACTGCTAATGATTTTAAAGTTGACCTTAAAACTGCTATTGAATTTGGTAATAAGATTATACAAGAGTTACCAGATCAAGTAGGATTTATGCTTTCAGTTTATGATGATGTAAAGCTATTTAAATTAAGTGATGATAAAGTTGGCACAGATAAGGTTGAAGAAGCTATTAAAAACTTTTGGTCTGCTGCTGGTATTTCTAAGAATTTATTTGCAGACAACAGCGATACTGATTCTGCACTAAAAGCATCTATAGTTTCGGACGAGATGTCGGTGTTCACTATGCTTAGACAAATTGAAAGATGGATTAATAGAAAATTAAAATTCAATAATAAGAAATATAAATTTAAAATAAATATATTAGATATTACTAGATTTAATAGGAAAGAAAAAATTGCAGATGAGTTAAAAGCAGGACAATACGGTTTGCCGAACAAAACTAAATTGTTTGTTACGATGGGTGCATCACAATCGTCAATGGAGAGTATGGAGTTTTTGGAAAATACTGTCTTGGATCTTTATAATAAGTGGATACCTCTTCAATCTTCACACACGAATTCTGATGCAAACTCACCTACTGGTGGAGATGCTAAAAGACCATCAGTTGACGAAGATAAAAACAGAACGGATGGCGGTGGTAAAGAGTAATGTTTATTTATTGTGTTGATAATGATTTGAAACAAGAATTAATAAAACAAGGTTTTAAGTTGCTCAAAGAAGATGATAAAGGGGCAACTTTTGTATTTAGTGAGTTAAAATTTAATTTTGATAAGGTGGATAAGTCTAAATATTTGTTTACTAATAGATTAACATTTTAAATAAATTATAAATGGTGGTGAAATATGAATAATTCAAAGTTATTTGTTTGCTACAGCGTACCATTGATGAAATTTTTAACATCGATGGGATTTTTCTAATTTAGAAGAGGTTTTACAACAAGAATTATCGGAGGTGATTAATGATGGAGAATAAAATTATTACATTTGAATCAAGATTTGGTACGCCTGAAAAATTCAATTCACAATTCCATATGGTTAAAATATACATTGCTTATCCGGGAAAAAATAGAAATGGGAGTATTATAAGCAAAGAAACATTTGAAAAAATGATACCTTCATTATATGGAATACCTGTAGTCGGCGAATGGAAAGATGATAAAAAAGATTTTGGAACTCATGGTGGCAAAATTGAAATTTCAGATGAAGGTATTCAATACATAGAAACCACTAAACCATATGGGTTTGTTGATAGTTCTGCTACAGTTCAATGGGAAAGTGTAGTTGAAGAAGATGGAACTGAAAGAGAGTACCTTACAACGACAGCATTTTTGTGGACTTCTCGTTACCCAGAAGCATTAAAAGTGCTTGAAAACAAAAATAATCAGTCTATGGAACTTAATGTGTTCGATGGTAGAATGTCAGAAGATTATCCTGAATACTTTGAAATACTTGACGGAGAATTTTCTGCATTATGCATCTTGGGCGAGACAGTTGAGGGGTGTTTCGAGTCAGCTAAGATATCTCAGTTCAATCTTGATGAAGATACATTCAAGCAAGAATTTACACAAATGGTTGCAGAATTAAAACAATCATTAAATTTTACGTTTGAAGGAGGTGACAATGTGCCAGATAAAATAGAATCTATGTTTGCAACATATAACCAAAAAAGAGAAGCATTGAAAAATGCTTTAACTTCAAAAGTAATAAGGAATGATGATGGCGACATCATTGAAGAGATTTATTATTGGCTTGCTGATTTTGATGATGAGTATGTTTATGTAGAAAAAAGTCATTGGAAAGACGGAGATTGTGATAAAAGCTATGGTAGATTTACATATAGTTTTAATGAAGAATCTATTGAAGCTACAATAACAAGTGAATTTGAAAAAATGATTTTAGTTTGGCTGACTGAAGAAGAAAACAAAAAAATACAAGATGATAGAAATGCGTTTGAAGCAATATCAAGTGAATTAGAAACATTAAAAATCGAACATTCTACTATGCAAGGTAACTTTGCTAAACTTGAAACAGAAGTTAAAGATTTAAGAGAATTCAAGGCTCAAAAAGATAAAGAAGAATTTGAAGCAAAACAAGAAAGAATTAAACAAGAGAAAATTAATCATATCAATACGGAATATAATAATATTCCAGACGATATAAAAGAAATGTTTATTGATAAGGTAGATGAATATGAAACAATTGAAGATTTAGATGCTGATATATGTGTTTATGTAGTTAAAAACAAAGTGGTTTTTTCAAAGGCAAATAAGAAAGATTCTTCTAGTATAAAACTTGGGTTAGAAGAAGGCAAAAAGAAATTCCAGATGTCACCATACGGTGACTTATTTTAATCAATAATAAAATTAAGGAGGAATATTATTATGGCAAGTATTTTTATAGCAGAAAATATGGCTTCAACAAAAGTAGGCTCTTTACTGAGAAGCGGTATATCCACAGTAGACGTAGAGAATGGTGATATTCAAGTTTTAGGTGATTTAGCACCTAATATGGGCAATGATTTATATACAACTGGTGCTGTAACAGCTATTACTGATGCAATTTATTTAGTTGATGGTGTTGAATTGGAGTACACCGAAGAATTAACTAGGGGTATAGATGATTATGTAAATGTTGCAAATAAACCTTTTAGACTTAGAAAACCAATGGTTGGAGACAGGTTCTCGATTAGTGAAGAGGCAATTACAGCTCTCGCTGCAAATGGTGAAGTAGTGGTTGGTAATTGTGTTGAAACACCTGCTGCTGGAACTAATTTAGCAGAAGTAGCACCTGCAAATGTAGATTCTTCTTCGAGTTTTGTTGCAACAATAGTTGCGAGATGGACTTTTGGAACTCGTGCAATCCCTATGGTAAGGCTTGAAGTTACAAAAGCATTATAATATCACAATATAAAAATAAAGGAGGAATTATGATGGCTGACAAAAATTCAATCATCAAATTGGGTGTAGATATATGTAAGAATCAAGTAAATACTGAGTTTGCTAGTGCAAATAAAGACGAACAAATGGAAGTATTAAGAAAAGCTTTAGTAGAAGCAAATGGTGGTAGTACTAAATTAGATTATAAAACAATAAGACGTAATGTTGAGCTTTTTGAAATTATTGAATCTATTCTTGAGTTAAATGATGTCCAGGGGTTTGAAGAAAATGATTTCTTTGAACAGTTTGTGGATTATCGTAATTTAGCGTTAGGTGATGAGAACTACTTCTATACCGAGGATAATACACTATTCACAGTTAATACCACTGCTGAAGGTGTTTCTGATACCTTGAGACAAAGAATTAATAAGGGAACAAGTGTAACTGTTCCTACTTTCCTGAGAACAATTGAAGTATATGAAGAAGTTAATAGGTTGTTAGCTGGTAGAATTGATATAATTGAATTTGTTGAAAAAATAAGGAAATCATTTGCAGAAAATAGAATGAATGCAATTTATACCACTTTTCTCAATGGCATTGCAGGACTTCCCGCTGCATTTGCACAAATAGGTGTATTTGTAGAAGCACAGATGAATGATATTATACAGCATGTTGAAGCATCTACTGGTGGCGATGCAATAATAATTGGAACAAAATCAGCATTAAGTAATGTAACAACGGCCGTTGTTTCTGATTCTGCAAGGGAAAGATACAATCAAATGGGATTTTATGGTATGTTTAATGGTACGCCTATGATTCGTATTAAACAATCTCATATACCCGGAACATACAATTTTGCTATTTCAGATAAAGATTTATGGGTTGTTTCTGCTAATACAAAGCCAGTTAAATTTGTAACTGAGGGAGATGCAATATTTGAAACAGGTGATGTTTTAAAGAATGCAGATAGAACCATTGATATTCTTGCCGGTGAAAGATGGGGTGTTGGCATAGTTCTCAATCAGTTGTATGGACAATATAGACTGCCGTAATAGAAGGGGGCTTCCCCTTTCTATTATTTTTTTTTAAAAAGAATTAG